ATAAACTGCCGCAATATCTGACAGCAATTCTGAGGCTTGCGACAATCCAAGGTAAGAAGCCAAAATGATTAGAAATGGATACCCCAACATTCCCGACAAAGCGAACCAAGTCATTTTTAGCTGTGCATCGCGCTTGTGATCTGCATCCAGCATTTTGCGGCGGCGATCCTCAAGCATTATTTCGCGCTCATCTGGGTCTATTGCCCCATTTGAGTTCAAGTCATAATCATCTTTTGTCATCAGCGTACCTTTCAGCTATGCGCTTATGGTGCGTGATTATAACCACTTTTCCAGATTTGTCATATACAACGTATTGACCGAGCTTATTGGACCTCAACTTGTAAACAAAAGACCCCGCTGTCTTGGGTTTTTCTGAGGACTTTGGCTTTTGTTTCTTGGGCATAGCATTGTTCTGCGTTAGCAAATGTTCCTAACTGATAATGCTCTAACTTACCATTGAGAATATGTATCCAAACGAGAACCCACATCACCACTTACCTTGGCTTTTTCCAATCAAATAGAAAACAATTCCAAGCAACGCAGTTCCGATGATGAAACACAAAACTCCTGCGGTCCACTCAATAATCGCGCGTTTTAATTCTTCTTTACGATAAAGTTCGTCTTTCCTTTGCTTTCTCATTTTCGCTTCAATGGAAAGCACTTCTTCCCAAGCACTCGGACCATAGACAAAGCTGATATGGTTTTTTATCTCTTTGCGCATTTGCTCCATTTTGCGCTTTTGTGCAAAAATTTGAAGTGCGGTTTCTTCATCTGAACCCTTGAAACTATACCAAGGCTGTTTGGATTGTTGCTCTGACCCATAGTTAAAATCACTGATCGCCTTGCCCCATTGGGAAAGCTGACCCGTCATATCCTGTAGATCGCGACCTACAGAAATTCCATGCTTAATTGCGTTAAATGCTGATGTCGCGATACCCGCTGCGGTAATTGGATCAATCAATCCCCCCCATACCTTTCAAGTCGATCATCCCCTGATGATCTCGCCCGATATATCTCAACTCTGTTTCGATAGTTGCAATTCGTTGTTTAACTTCGTTGATAGCATTGATGTGCATCAACATACTTTCGTACTCATCCCAAAGATCATCTGCTTCATCCCAAAGATGGTCTATTTCTAAAGCATTATCTTGAACATCGCGTTTCATATTTACGTTGTCCTCAATAGCCATTTTTGACCCTAATTGGCTTACTGTTTCCTCAAGGCTTGCGATAGTCGCGGCTTGTTGGCTTACCCACCAAACGCCACCTGCTAATTGAACCGCCATCGCAGCGACTAATGCTATTGGTATCTTGAAATCTGTCATGCTAACCAAATCCTATGCGGGCAAACGTACTCTGGGCTTACGCGATATAGGGTATCATAGAAACCGTACTTCCGCACCCCACAGTCGTAATAACAGACTTTATAAAAGCCGAGATTAAAACTTTGCCCCCATGCTATGAGAACCAAGGTACACATAGCTATAATTTTGTTTTGAACTCATTCCATGTTGCTAATGCAATGAAACCGAGAATAGCCATAGTGATAACCTTTACCACAGTTGAACGGATCGATTTTTTGGTATCCTTATATGCGTCAAGTAAATTACGCAATTCATGAATATCGTGAACTGCCTCATCGTCGTGAAGCCCAATATCCGCCAGTGCCTTTTTCGCACCTGTCTCAGCAGCGTCATTGATTAAGAGTATCAATTCCGCTTTCGTTATTCCTTTGATCTGCGTATCATCAGGCAATGTCATCGGTGATTTCCACTTGGATAAAACGATTGTTTGGGAAACTTTCGATTTCACCCCCTGAAAATGTCACTTCAAACTCTGCCTCAAATGATCCGATTGTATCGGTGTCGCTTGCGCTCCACTGGTAATAAACAACACCATTATCAGCATCAGAAACAGTAGCAGCACTATCAACTTTGACTGTCTGACTTCCTAATTGACGCATGTGAAAACGAACAGTAGCCGCAGTTAAGTCTACTGCATTATCAGCACCATCCTTTAATGTTGCTTGCAGAGATGGTGATGTATCGTTTTGTTTAATATAGAACGCCATGTCATTAACCTATCGTAATTACGCCGCTATTTCAACGCTGTTAGAAGATGATATTGTAAGTTCAGCAACAGATGAACTTGTTTCGGTTTCATCTACTATGCGACCCAATGCAGCATCATATACCAAAGTCGGTATTGATGGCACTCCTGTAGTAATTCCTTCCGCAAACATTTGTTGCACCTGCACAAGGTTAGCTTCACTCACAGATGGGGCTGACCCGTCAATACCTTCACTAGATAATTCGTGATCCTGTATAAGTGTAATAATAGCTACATCAGGATTATCGGAAATTAATTCGCCTGTGTCGAACTGCTCATTCTCGAATAGCTGAATATCTGGAACGCTAGGTGCTTGTGTATTTAGATTATCGCCTGTCAAGTTGCTAGTAATAGCAGCTTCGGCACTTTCTACATCTGGATTTCCGCTTTCAAGAACAGAGGTTGTAAATGTGTGGTCTTGACCAAAATCAACATTGCTGTCCGAAATATCAACAGAGCCGCTATCAAGATTAGACACTGTAAAGATATTTGTTTCTGTAATATCCGCATTATCAACAGAGGGCGACCCTGTGCTAATTGTAGCAGTCGCAAATGTTTCTTCTTCTGACATACTCACATCAGGCACATCAGCCGCACTTGGCTCTATATCATTAGAGCTAAACGCATGACCCTGTGTAATCGTTGAACCGAATATCTCTACCGCTGTTGCGTCAAGATTTCCTGTTGTAAATGTTTCTTCTTCACTAATCCCATGCGCGGGGACACTTGGTGCGCCTGTCTCTAAGTTAGAAACTGTAAAGATATGCTCTTGATCAATGGTCGCCGTTGGTACGCTTGGCGACCCTGTGCTTATCGTTTCTGTTGTAAATGTTTCGTCCTCGACCATTGCTTGATCTGGGACGCTTGGCGATCCCGTTTCAATATTCCCTGAATTGAACCCATGCACTTGCACTAGGGCTATTTGAGGAATGGTCGGGCGATCTGGACGCAATTCATTTGCATTGAATGTTTCGTCCTCTGACATGGAAATATCAGGAACCGAAACCGCTCCAGTATTTAGGTCAGTAAATTCAAATGTTTGGTCCTGATTGAACGCGCTTGTTCCTACGGTTGGCGCACCGAAAGTAATATCTGATGTACTAAGAGGCGTGGTTATTAAGAATGCCACCTGTGGAACTGATGGTGATCCCGTTACAATATTTGCAGTGCCGAATGTTTCGTCCTCTGCCATTGTCGCATCGGAAACATCATGTCCTGTTCCTGTTAGGTCATCGGGTGTAAGCTGATGATCTTGGTTTATTTCTGTTGTATCTAATACTGGCGCAGAAGCTGCTAATTCACCCGCAGAGAAACTTTCGTCCTCTTGCATGGTAGCACTAGCCACAGATGGGTTCCCTGCATCCAAGGCCGCCGTGCTAAGTGTCTGCCCTTGATTGAATGCAGATGTCCCTAGGGTTGGGCTTCCTAGCGTAATATCTACACCACCAACCGAATGATCCTGAGATATTGCGGCGGGGTCTAAGTCAGGGGTTCCAGATGTAACATCATTCGCAGCTATGCTGTATTTGATCTGCCCATCGTCACCAAACGTATAACTGGAAAAAGGGTTAGCGCCGAAAGACATTGGATGCTCCTGTTAGATTATCCCATATATATCATCTTTTTCAGTCCAAACCAAATAACCATTGCTTTCTAGCTTTCGTGCAAGAACTGTATCATCAATGTGTTTATGTTCCACCTTGATCATTTTCGGCTTAACACGGAACGAGTAATTCATAAAGATGTTGTTTTCGTGGCCCTCTGCATCGACTTTCATAAAGTCAATGTGATCAACATCCTTTAGCAATGCGTCCAACGTTACACAATCCACGTCGATCCGTTCCTTGAAATCATATTGACGATCAATGTTTTCACTTAACTTGTAGCCCATGTGATTATCCGCAATCACATGCGAACAACCCGTAAGCCAAGAACCGTCATCACGCGCAACCGCCATTGCGATTTTGCCGTTGTAATCTGACACTGCACATTGAAAAACCTCGACAGGGTAAGGCTCGAATTGCTTTACTAATTTTTCGTGTAAGTAAGGGATCGGTTCAATTACATAGCCATGCCAACCCTGCTTCGCCAAAGGCTCTAATGTATCGAAATTCGCGGCTCCGATCTCAACAAAGAACTTAGCCATTTACATCGCCTTTGTAGCGGCTTGTCCACATTGTAAGGCTGTATTTTTGTCCGCTGATCAATTCCTTGACCTCATGCCCATGCGTTACTTCTGATGGGAATAGTATGCAGCGACCCCTTGGAACATTGATGTTAGAAAAGTCCTGCCTAGGAAAAACCAATTCAGCCCCTTCATATTCCTCATTCAATTTTACGCTGCCAGTGACTAAAGACGCATCAGTATGCAAACCTAATGTGCGTTGAGTATTCATAGTATAACGCATCGTAAATGCATCACGTAGCCCAATATGCTGCATCGGAACCCAATATTGTTCCGCTATCTTTCCCAGTTTCTCATGCCATAGGCGTTCATATTCATGCCACAAGCCGAGTTGTCTCAATCGGATTTCCTGTGCAGGGAATTTGTCACCATCCAATTCCCCCCACTTTCCATAACTTTCTGATTTATGGATTAGATAACTACACTGCATGTCTGTTAAGAAATCTGTGCAAAGCATGTCTGGGGCTACTTCGTCATATTCCAGTGTGAGATAATAAGGGCTTGGCAATTCTACTTTTTCGGCCTCTGGCATGAGGTCGAACTTTTCTGCCATAGTTATAAAGAACGCCTTAGCCGCCTCGCCTCCATTGCCGTGATAAATGCAACCACAGCATCCAGTTTCATCATTCCATAGCTGATCATTTACAACGCGAATATTTGGCTCATGGTTTTGAAAAATATACGCCTCTGTATCTAACTTAATTTTCCAATCCGTTTTGTTGTTCAAATATCTTTTTTGGCAAAATAGCTGATCGTCTTTATCTGCGCTTTCTTGGCCTTGCGCAATGAAACCATGCAGTGCTTTTGCCTTGCCAATATAGAGGCCGCTGTTCAAGAATTTATACTTTGTTCCAACATCGGGCCACTGTTCAGCATTTTCAGAGATAGGCCAACATTCGCTTTCTGCTCCAAAAACAATATCAGCATCCATGTCCTTAAATCGTTCAAGTATAGTAATTGGACTATCTGCGAAAAATGTATCGTAACCATCCATGAATAAAACAATCGCATCTGGCGATATGGTTGCTAAGAACTCATTGACCAACTGGATTTTGGGCATCCCCGCCAAACTAGTCATTGGATCGCGCCAAGGGTGATCTTTTCCTAGGTTTATTACGCTTGTGCCTTGCTTTTCCGCTGATTGCTCCAATGCCCACATTTTGCTTTCTTCTGTGGCAACGGTAACAATAAACAATTCATCTTGAATTTCCATAATATCTGTACCCTCTACTGTACTTGGCCTACTAGCTCTTGGTATCTGCTTAACACGTTCTGGTTCGTAGAAATAGTTTTTCTTATCTTTCAGCTTTTGAGGCACCCACTCATCAACTGGAATGATCGCATCCGCGAACCCATCAATCAAATGTTTAGCTGTGCTTGGCGTGATCGCGTAGGCGTGACAGTTATACCAATAACCCATGTCATTCCAACGATAACCGAGCCAAGCACTATCATAACCATCTAGCTTGTGATCGACATGATGAGCGTTAATCCCATCGAAAACCGCATCTTCTTCTAAGACAATCCCATTTAGCCCTGTCGCCGCAATCTTTCGCCACACCTGTAAATGGCTCACTGAGCAACCAAACTCACCTTTCATCAATGGTCGCTTGTGAATTGGGTCTATCCATCCCCTGTCAGGCTTGCAGCCGCTCTCAGCTATCGCCTCGGCCCAAGATAGATCACGAGCATCAAAGGCCGAACCATGTAGGCTGATTTGGTAAATTATCGCCATGTAGGGCCAGAGAACCAAGCCACTAAAGAACGACGAACACCTTGTGTTACGGGGGCAACCCTATGAGCAAGATAGCTAGGGAAAACCATAACTGTTCCTTGCTGCTTTGCGAAATCTGGTAACTGCTCAACTTCTGCAAACTCAAAATCGCCGCCCTCATAATCTGAGGGATCGCTTAACTGTACGGTTAGTGACAGCTTTCGATCTGCATAACCATCATTATTCCAATCAACATCATGGTGCCAATCATATTTACCACCTTCTGTGGCATGATATTCTGTAAACTGAATTTCCGCATCAAACCCTACGTCTATATCCATTATCTGTCGGGCCTCTAAAATAAAAGGATTTAACATTGCATGGATAACTGGATTGTCAGTAAGCCAAGCAACTCGACTTACCCTATGGTCTAAATTTTCGCCACCAAATGTTGATGCTTGTGTTACGCTTTGAGTTTCAGGTTGGCTTAGTATTTTCTCAACATCTATTGAATTAGGCCAAACGCGCCAATGTTGTCGCATATTTACTCCGATTTCTTTCTCTTGTGCCAAAACTCTAATTTGTACCGATCTTTTATTCTTGATCTCAGTTTAGAATTAATGATTGCAGTAGATTGCTCATCAACATCTGAAACAATCAAATCTACTTTTTCACGTTTGAATGGGATTACTTGCGCAATCGGGGTTCCCTTGGGGATGATAAATTCGCCCCTTTCCGATCCAGTCCAAACAAACGGAAATAGAATTGGTACACCATATTCGTCTGTATCAACAACACCCTCTAAAATATGAATGTCATTTTCAAAATTATTAGCAGGATTTTTAATTTGCACTGACCATCCCTTGGGCGTTTTAATGCACCAAGGATTATTTAATTTCCGCAAATTTTTACCAAATTTAAATTTTTTAAGATCGCATAGATTTCCGACCTGTTCCCATGCATGATGACTGATTTCATCGTCACTCATTTTGCAATGAATTTCTAATTCATCAGATCGCTTCGCATGAGTAATGATTGTCGCATTATCGGTTCCATTCAACTGACCGATAGGTAAGCCAATTAAATCATCTGTATTCATCTTCGTCATTACGATGTCTATTGTAACGCCATTAGCGTCATAAAGAATGATTGGGAAATCAACGTCTATTAACAGATCGCACCAAAGGGGTATAATAAAACCTTGAGACAAAGCATCTAAAAATGGAACGCAAGATTTTACTGTACCTGCCTCGGAGACAGACATTCCTTGAACCCTCTTTGGTAGCTTGCGAAACCAGTGAGGAATTTTTTTGCCAGACGGAACTGGCTTTTCTAGTTCCGTTAGTTCTTTTTTTTCAGGTGAAAACTCTATCCACGGCTTGCTCTTACTCTGTAATAGCTTTCTGATCATTTGGGACTACGGGCCACTCCACGTTAAAAGGAAATCCGACTTGCTGTGGTACGTTAAGCAAATCTTTGCGATATTGCAACCAAGCCTGTTGTTCAGCTTCCGTCAGTTCATTGAACTTAGCAATATTAGTCATTAATGGATCAACTACATCGTTCAAGATTTGATTTCGTTGCGCTCTGACATTGTTTAGTGTCCAGTCTTGTAACATTTCGACATTATCAACAACTTCATTATCAATATATTTCTTGCAGTGAATGTCTGTATCATCGCTCATTTCGACAACATATGCATCATTACTTTCGCATTGCAATTCTGCATCTTGACGAAATTGGCAAGACATAATGCAATTTCCGTTTTCTCTATCTATGACTACAAACATTGTAACATCCTTTACGCATCATCGAATTTGAACACTTTCTGCATCGTCGAGTAAGGGCCATTGAAATTAAGTGTAGACGTAGCAGATACACTTACTATGACAACAGAGGGGTTCTTCTGATTACCTGAGCTTATGTTTCCTGTGTTATAATTTGCAAAGTTGCTAAAGTTATTTAGCGGGGCTGGCGACCATAGACCATTCGTGTCATTTACAACCCAACCTTCAGCATAAGTTCTATCAGCTCCAATACCAAAACCACCGCGCAAATTTGTTGTATTTATATTCGCATTACTTCTTACATTATTAGCGTTACTTCTAAATTGAATTGCGTAAGTACCATTACTCAAGCTGACGTTATTGGTGTAAACTTGCGCATTACTTGAAGAATATAAATAGGTTCTAAATGCGCCTGACCCAAACCCACCCGATGGACCAGTTGGGCCTGTGCCGCCTGACGGTCCAGTAGGACCAGTAGGACCAGTTGGGCCTGTGCCACCACTGCTGCCAGTTTGACCTTTCTGACCTTTCTGGCCTTTCTGCCCAGTTGGTCCTTGATTGCCAGTATTCCCAGTTGGGCCTGTACTCCCAGTTTGACCCTTTTGACCCTTTTGACCCTTCTGGCCTGTAGGCCCAGTACCTCCAGTGTTGCCTGTTGGTCCTTGATTGCCAGTTTGACCCTTTTGCCCTTTTTGCCCTGTTGAACCAGTTGGACCTGTGCCGCCTGTATTTCCTGTCTCCCCCTTTTGACCTTTTTGACCCTTTGCACCTGTAGAGCCTGTGTTGCCTGTCGGTCCAGTATTTCC